CTGCAACTCTTGGGCTGTGTAGTAGGTGCGCCAGAAACAATAAGGCGAACGCTGTGGGTCTGTAACGTAGGACGGGAAGAAGAAGTCCCCGTCAGGGCTAAGGGTTTTGACTAGAGGACAGTCAATCTGGCGGCGCACAACAGGAATCTCGGCAACACCTTTCTTGCGGAGTTCATTTAATGCACGCTTGGCACGTTTATCAGACACTTGAGGGTAGACAGAGCGCAGCATCTCAATGAGCTGGTCATCAGCGGTTCCCTCTAGCACAGCTTTGGCTAGATTCGGGTCGGCTTGAGCTAGTTGCGCTAAGTCTAATTTTTGCAAGTAGGTGCTGTTCTCACGTTGCCAGCCTACATAGGTGATGAGAACGCCACGCTCCAATAAATAATTGGCGGCCAGTTCCATCTCTTTCTTAAAACGAGGAATGTAAGAAGACACCATCCACTTTAGGAAGCTGCTTACAACCTTTGACCTACCAATGTCTGTAATCTCCACAGGATAGGCGCGAATGTTAGCGCGAGACATGGACGAAATAAACATAGCAACATACGCATTGATACGCTCGTCAATAACGTGCGCCTCTGTATCCGCCGCACCTTCCCAAGGAAACGCATCAGCCCCGTGCTTGCGTAGGTCGCGGCTCTTGCCCGGCCAATAATTACGACGGTCATCATAGCTAGTACGGCAAGTGTCAAAGAAGCTACTTAGTTCATTAACTGTTTGCTCATACGCATCGCGCAGCACTGTAATGTCTGGCTCTTTGCTGGCGTATGTCAGGGCTTCTTGTTTGTCGTTATTATCCATTTAATTGGCGGGTTCTAATATCGGAAAGAATTGTGTGGGAATATCCTTTATACACCCCAATCTTATCAGCCAGACTACCGGGCGGGATAGGACGAGGGTCAGCAGTGAGGAGTTTACAAAGCATTTCAAAGCCAAGGAGTCTATCTACTTGCTCTGAAATCCAATCGGGATTATTAGTTATATCCCGTGAGGAGCGCATGGCGGTAGGTTGTCCCAGTGGCATCAGTGATAGCGTGAATTGGAATACGCTTATTCAACAGTTTACCACGCAGGCGGCGTGGGATGGCTACAGGCTTTTTGCCGCCAATCCCTACAATCTCACAATACACCCAATTGGGATTCTTGGCACTAGACAGCACCATGCCTACAAATTGATTTGGAACAGCCAACGGGATTTCAATGGCTAGACGAATCTTGGCAACGCCAGCATCGTTAAACCATGTGTTCTTACCAACGCCCTTGTAGTCTGTCTCGTCGAGCTTATTGGTTTTCAATAGCATCAACTCATTAACAGATACGTTTAATTCCTTAGCCAAGTCTGTGATACGAATAGCACTCATTTAATAGTTAGTTAGTAGCTTTAGTGACATTATAATGGGCAGTTGTAACCCTTAGATTATTAGGGTGATGTAATCCACCGCGACATATTGGTTGGCAATGGTCAACATGAAACATTGCGCGGCCATGTTGTTTATTCAGAATATCCCTAAAAGCATATACATCTTTTACTAATGCTTTCTCGTTATCTGATAGCAGGATTGCATTGCCTTTAATTATTGCACGACGAGCAGACTGAAAGCTGTCCATATAGGCGCGATTAGCTTTATTCCATTTACGTTTTCTGGCGCGAGCTAACTCAGAACAATTCTTAGTTTTTTCTTTGGCCCTATATGCTGGGTCGTTATGATAACGCCATTTACGTCTATCATTAGAAACTTGTTGAATCTTATTATAATGTTCAACAGTTACCCACCACTCTGTAAAGCTAGTAAGATTTTTTGTTCTAGACCAAAACACCATACCATCTTCTCTAACATCTCCTCTTTTAGGTGTCTTGGTTGCAATCATTAGTTATTGTATCTGAATTACTTAGTAACCGCCAGTCTTATTTTTCCCCATATCGTATTTATTTTCTTTAATAAAACTGATACCCGCAATGGCTGCGTATCTAGCACAATCACACGGGTCTTTCCACGCTTCGTCTGGGCCACCTTCGGCTGTGTATTCTTGGAACGCTTGGATAATGTTTTGACAACGGTTGGATACATAAAGGTGTGGGCGATTAACGCCATCTATCGAAATTTTTTTATTATAAGCCATCTTGCTTTGGAGGGCTTGGATGCCGTCCTCAATATCAAGTCCGGGCGCAGGAACAAACGTCAGGCCAGCCATAGACAAGTCCTCGATGATAGAAGAAGCCCCGTCCTGCCCCTGATACTTGGCCGCACCTAAACGTGGGTCAATCAGCCGTTCAAAGATGTTCTCCTTACCATCAGACTCTAAGGTAGTGATTAGATTAACATAGTCCTTAATGCCATAGCCTAGCCCCTTAGACCCTTCGCCGCCAATCCATTTGCCGCCGTGCCACTTAGCCCAATCTCCCACAGAAACGTCAGGCCATTCCCGATAGATGTAATACGTCTCTGTCTCGTCTACGGCTATCCAGCACATGAACCAATTCTTGCGACCAGCAGGGTCTAGCACCATGTACCTAGTGACGTTTATCCTAGGAATTTTTTCGTGGGGTATGACATTTACATCCGTACTAAAATTAGGGAACTGACAGCTAAAGCTCTTGGTGGGAATCCCATACGCACGGCATAGAATTTCTTCTTCTGGTCTATTAGCTAAATCCTTAGCAATACGGTCATAGCCGCCAAAGGGATTGTCCTTGGTATGAAAGTATATTACGGCGGCATTACGATTCTTAGAATGTTGGATGGTGCTTACCAAACGTCCTCCAAGTAGTTCTGCTGGTTTGCTTTCTATTGTCGTAGCCCCGCCAATGTAGTCGCGCACTACCTCTGTGTACCCATCAATAGGGGTAAACGTCACAATCATCTTGGCATTGCGGGTAGCCAAACGGAATCTAAGGGTGTTCAGGAGGTCTGGCCCAATCAAGTATTCGTCGCACCATGCCCCAATGTTCATCACCTTGGCATCCCTGCACCCCAGCTCCGCACCTTCCAAGATAGTGTCGTTGTTTAGGTATTGGGCATACGTCTTGAAAATTATTTGCGAAAGGCTATTAGGCAGAATCAAACTCCCTTTGCTAAAGCCGTTCTTTCTAGTGTAGCTGACATTCTCCTCTGCCCCCAGCATTTTCTTTCTATATTCTTCTGGCAGAGCATCATAGATGGCACTCTGCTGTTGACGGATGGATACGTCGGCGTTCTGGCTAAAGCACATGATGACGCTGCCGTGATTCTCAATTGCCGCTTGCACCACAGCCCTAGCTGCATAACTTGTTTTACCAGAACGATTACCGCCGCTAATCAATATCTCTGTAAACTTGGCAAGCTGCTGGTCGGCCTGTTTCCAATGCGGCAGGACAAAGCCATACCGATAGCTGTCCCGTTCGCTGTTAGCAATCGACGAATGATATATCTCCCACAGCTCCAGCAACTTGCTAGGCTCCATCTGCGCCATCTCATCAGGCGTCGGCGGACAAAGCACTGGGTGTGATTTCCACTTCATGCGGCTGGCGGCACTACAAAGCTCTCCACAGGAATAGCATCCTTAACCAAAGAAGCCTTAGCAGCATTGATGGCGGCAACAGCATCTTCTAATGAAGGCTTCCCAGACCTATGCTCAATCACCACCTTAGCCTCGCCCAAGCTCTGTAACGCTTTATCCATTGCAATACCATAGGGCAACACTAGGTCGCGGATGTTCACCTTCTTCATTGCCTCCTCATCATTTGCTAACATCTCAGCCTTCTGAGCAATTAGTAGGCGCATCTTCTCCGCTATCTCAAACCCATCTGCCGCAAGCTGCTGCCGCCGCACATCCATAGCCACTTCATTTCGCGCCTTTAAAGAACTAATAGCATTAAACGATAGGCCAGTCTCTTTGCGTATCTCCTCAAACGTCCATCCCTGACATAGCCTCTCTAACGCCAACACAGCCTCTTTAGGACGTTTTGATTCCGTAAGCGCACCATTTCCCCCATGCGCCGCTACACTAGCCGCAATGACAGGTAGAACGTATTCCTTATCCATCCCAGCATCCTACCCCCCAACAACATCTGTGTCAAGCATATACTCGTTTCCTTTACACGTTAAATAAACGTGATAAGAAAAGCCAATTTTTTTGCGGCACCCATACCACCTATAAGGAGTACCTTAGCTTTACCACCTAGGGGTAGTAAGCAGGCAGGCCATGTTGCAATTTTTTTTAAGGGGCAGTAGATAGGAGCAACATCTAGCAAATTTTTTAAGTGGCTTGCAACCAATCCCAATCACACAACACAGCTGGCTAGCTGACCCCCTCCCCCCCTGTGGTATTGCAATGGCTTGGCAATAGGGAATGAGAAGCTGTCTCAATAGTCTAACGCAAACAGCTTGCGGCTAGTGGTAAGCTACTATACTACTTTAGTAAACATGGCTAATTAGAATCATTCTAAGCAGGAAAACCCATACCTAGGTATGCCTTTTAATCAAATCGCCTAGAATTGGCTGCAATCGGTGGCTAATAATGTTTAGTAAACAACTTATGATGGGGCGTGCGTGAGTTTGCAGCTAGGGGAGCAAAGGCATTCGGCTGACTGTTCGGCTGACCGTTGCACCGCTCCGCTCCGGCTTGTCCGGCCGTTCCGGCCGTCTGCTTGCTCCCGGTAGTTTGAGTCTGGGGATGGGGCTTTTCTCTCTCCCTTGGTT